CGTATTGTAGTACCATCAGTTAATGTTGAATTATCATCAAAAGAATATCTTAAAAACAAATCTGTATATGAAGCTGACACGTGATTGCCAACAAATGATTTAGGTGCTGTTACATGATTATCAAAGGCTTCTTCATTCAATGGAGAATTCCACAATCTAAATTCCATCATCGAACCACTAAACATAGAAGAACCAAAACTTGAAGTTGCACTTGTAACACCACCAACATAAAATGTTCCACTGCCAGTCCAAGATACATTATGTGATTGTGATACTGCATTTGATCCAGTTATAAATAAATCCGATTTAGAACTGTATCGTATTCTATCAATACCAGCATCATATTGTTTTACAAATAACTCATAACTATAATTTTTATTTTGTGCATCTGATCCTGTCGGTTGTACTTTTTTCAAAAACAAATCATCAAAGAAAATAGTTTCACCTGGAGAATCATTAATTAATTGAATCGAAAGTTTTGATGTATTTGGAAATTTAATTTGTTTTTTAACTTGAACCAACTTCCATTCTGTAGTATCTACAGCTACTCGTTCAGATGCTCTGCTTCCACCATCGGCTTCATCTGTTTCTAATGACAATCCAGGAGATTCTTCATCCCAATTCACAATATTTTCATTTGAATCTAACTCATATACTTTTAATGAAGCTAATGCTCCACCCAATTCATTACTTGAAGATGCCTTAGCATAACCACTAAATAATACTGTATCTCCTGCACTAACAGATGCAACACTTGCCTCAAATGTAGGATGTAAATCATCTCGTTTATACAAATGTGTATACGTTCTTCTATCTAAATTTTCTTTATTTCTATTATTTATTAACTTTAATCCATATTGGCCACCGCCTTCTCTTCTTATAGAACCACTACCGTAATTATTTCCAACAGAACCACTTGTTATTATAAGTTCCCCATATTGTGCATTTGCTCCAGCAAAAAATGGTGGACTTATACTATTTAAAAAACTACCAGTTTCATATCCAAAATCTCCAACACCTCTACTTGGTAACAACTGATTATCTGTTAATTGTTTTCTTAACATTACAGACCAAAATTCTCCATCATATATGGGTAACAATGATGAACTAATTTCTCTATACCCACCAGAGCCAGACAACATAAATGATACTGTACCATAATTATCTACTGAACCATTATCTTTTAATCTAATGCCCCACCTCTTATCTTTATTAACCAATAATTGATTTGAGCCTGTTGCTGATTTAAATCTAAATTCTACCGTATCCGCTTTTCTACCAGACAATGAATCATTAGTCCAACTTCCAGAAATATATTGAGACCCGCTAAATCCAAGAGCTCTTGTCCATTTACGAGTAATTTCAAATGGTAATCTTTGTTTTGCATTTGACATACCACCATATTCTCGTACCCTCAAAATAGACGATGGTAATCCATAACAACTTATTATCCCTTTTAATGAATTAATAGTACCTTTTGTTTTTAACAAATATGGCATACTTTGTATAAGTCTCTTAGTAATTTCGCGTGAAATTTCTCTTTCAGCTGGTTTATCTGCAGACCCAGAAGTATACAATGAATATGTTGTACCACTAAGTTTTTGTCCAAAAGCAGATCTTGGTAAATCAATTAAATCTTTACCATCTTGTATATCCCACCCAAGAGATTTTGCTATATTATAAATTAATTCTTTTGAAAATCCTTTACTTAAATCTGATTGTCTATCTGTAATATCCGATAGTGCTTTAGTATAAACCCATAACTCATCAAATTGGTGTCCTATCATATCAAGAAAGTCCAAAAACTCTGAGTTATTAGCATCATCTCTAACATGCTCTGGCAAAAGATTTACTAATCTATTAGGATTGTTTCTGTCGTATAATGATGCACTATATAATTGACCAGTTTTTTTAACTACTGAACCATACCAATCTGTAAACTGAGTATTTGATGAGCTGACTGGTCTATATGGACTGTCGTATGTCCCGGCCGTTGATCCTGATGTGGGCCAGGATGCATCAGGAAATTCTCCAAAAGAACTTGATGCATATGAAGAAGATTCATGATATAGATATTTTTCATAACCATCAAATTTATTTACACTTTCACGAATTCTTCTATCTAAAATTAATAAATCATTTTCAGCACTGGTTGTTCCTAATAACGATGCACTTTCTTGTGTATTTGATTCAATCTGTTGTATTTTATATTTAAAGTTTTTTAATCTTTTTTCAGCTGAAGAAAAATTAACAAAATTTTCATAATTTGAATACTCTATATTTAATTCAACAGCAGCCCCACTACCACTTATAAATTCATCTTCAATTTTTTTAGATAATTTAGTATCTGTAGTAACTAAATCTGTATGACTACTATATTCAGTCGGTCTATTTGTTATTGGTGAATCTGAAGGTTTTACGTTTGGTTTTCTTAAAACTAATGATCCCTCATCTTCTTGTTCGTATGGCACCAACTCCACAACTTCTGTAAGTTCTGGTATCATTTCACGAACTACAAATGCTTGATCCTTTTCTTCTATTTCTTCTGGAAGTGGGTCATATAATTTATATATTACTGAGTATGGTGATTCTTGAAATGTTTCATTATCACTAACATAATTTGTAGCTAAAAATACATCATCTCCACCAAAATGAATATAAGTATTTAAATCTCTTTTTTCCTGATGTTTATATTGTATAGTCCATTGACCAAATGTTTGGTTTGCAGTTATAAGTTCACTTAAATAAACAATCTTTGCTTTAAAACCATTCCACGTTTGATTTAAAAATATTTTATTGCCGCTAATTCTTTCTATTCTAGCTCTAAATGGTTGTATTACTGGAGTAGCATCCGCTTCATTAATATCCACACCATCCACATCAACCATTTCTCGTAAAATATCAAAGGTAATTGTATATTCTTTTGCTACCCCGGCATTTATAATAAGTAATGTAGCAGTATATGTTCCAGCCAAATCTCTTAACTCTACAGACTGGGTTCCACCTTGTTCATATTTTGGACTTGTTTGTATTTTGTCAACAAGTTCAATAAAATCTATCTTAAACTCTGTTGAAGCATCTGTGGCATATGTTTTTGGTTCTACCCCAATATATTGGTCAGAAACTCGTGGTTCTCCCACTTTCATTAAATTCCAATTAAATTGTGCATCAGATGCAAGAAATAAATCTTTTCCTGTATCTGTTATATTTAATGTAACTGGAGCTGTTACAAACCCTATAAGTTTTCCACCGGCCTCTGTTAATCCACGCTGTGGCAAAATAACATCAACACCAATAGATGTATTTAAAAATTGTGGTAATGTTATAAAAGGAAACATAATTTATTCCTTTTTAATTGGCTTCTATACAAGCTGGTAAAAATATAAACTCTTCTTGGCCTACATCATTTTTCAAAGTTAATCTCACCGAAACACGCACGCCTTGATTAGGAACTCGTATTTTTATTGTTTTTAAATCAATTCCATTCACTCTAAGGCCATCCGCATCACCTTGAGTACTAATAATTTCTACATCATCTGTTGTTACTGGAGAGTAAACACTAGATCTCAACCACCAAGACCCTGTTCTATCATGATCCCATCCACCAAATTGCCAATAATAATGTGTTCCAGCAGATGGTCTAATTGAGTTACTTGACAGTTCAATAGTATCTCCTGCTTTAATTTTAACAGGATTCAAGGTATCTATCACCTTTGAAACTGCTTCATGACTATTAGGATCTATGCCAAGATCGTTAAGTTTACTGTTAGTTGCTTGAACTTGAAATCTTGCCTTAAACCCCCTGCCTGCAATTACACCGTCTGCAACCGCTTTCTTAATATCATCAAACATTTTATTTCCACTTCTATAATCAGCATCATCTGTACTTGAAACAAAAAAACTTGGAGTAATGGTATTAATAGGATTATCTTCTGAACCAACAATCTCAAATGTATTTGAAATTTCACCAAGGCTTGTTAAAGAAGATTGTAATGCATCAAATCGTATTAAAAATGCACCATTAATCATCAAAGTACCACCAATCATATCTGGTGTAAACTCTGCGTCTGAATTTATAAATTCTATTTCTCTGCTGTCCCCCAACATTCCTTCACCAACAAATTTTAAATTTGCATCCGAAGTTCCATCCGACATAACCTTTTTAGTTTCTTTTTGTAAATTATAAAAATCTTTAAGATATTTTCCATTGTCTATATCTTGTGGTGCCAATCTTATTTCTGTCCTCGATGGTGAAATTTCATGTAGAAAATATTTAAATTCTCTTACAAACAATTCTTTTGGTTCTTCTTCTTCTGTTAGTAGTGTAAATATTTTACCTATAGGATCAATTCGAATATTTTCACCAACAAGTATTCCCTCTGGTGGATTATAAACTTTACCAGTTGAATCAACTAAAACAGATTTATAATCTCCTGCTAATTTCCTTAAAAACTTATATTTTACAGAATACCGACCCCTATCATAACCTAATTTTCTAAGAATTGTTCCAGTTTTTAATTTTATTGCACCATCACCTTCTAATATATAATCCGCTTTATCTATAATCGAACTTTCCAAAAATGTATTGTTTATATCATAAATAAAAACTTGAACAAAATCATTTAAATTTTCACCAAATTTTTGTCCCACATAAGCAAACTTCGAGTTTTTTGGATCTATATGTTCAGATCCACGAGTTTGTAAAAGTTCTATATCCTTTTCTGATAATGATGTTATTGGCATTTTACTCTACTATATCTCCACTTGGTATAGAATCTATTATTGCTTGTAAAACTACTACACTTTGAACAAATGCATATTCACTCGAAAAAAATGAACCTAAATCTGCAAATAATCTTTTTTGACCATCATCAATTAACCATTTTCTGTAATCTGATGCATCATCATTTGTAACTATATCTCCATTTGCAAGGCCTTCTGGTAATTCAATTAAAAATGTTGATTCCGCAAGTTCCGTAATATTTCTATCAATAATGCTATCTAAAAGTGATCCTTGTGTGTATTGTGGATATTTTGCCTCACTATAAGAATGTTGTGCATTCAATACTTCTTGTGTATTTGGAGAATCTACATCATTTTGAATTCTTTCGTCTACAAATGTAGATATTGTATCTTCCATTCCATATCCAGTAAACATATCTTCAAATGAATATAACACTCCATTTTCATCTCTAAATGGTTCGACATTTCCATGTTTACTTATTCCAATATCATCTTCTGCTGCATACAACAAAAGTTCATTCAAATAATTGTTTCTTAAATTTTCAACGAACTCTTTATAAAAATCAACACCTTCTAATTCTTCTACTGTATATGGCATTACTTAGTTACCTTAAATGTAAATCCCTCATCAAAATATTGATCAACTTCATCAACTGTTCCACTGCCACTAACAGCCCTAAATACCAATTTATAATATCTTTCTGGTTGATATCCACCTAACCATATATTAAAATAATTACCATTACTATCACAACTTACCAATGAACCAGAATCAAAGGGCACCACAACTGAATCATCTTCAGCATCTCTTATTGAATAATATGTTCCATCACTATTAATAGTTGATCCACTTGGTAAATATTTTACTGTTAAATTTGAAGGTGTAGTAGAATATGTTTTTGCTGGAAATCTAGCTCTTCCAACAACTCTAATTTTTGCTTTTGCATTTTCTGAATATTCTGGTCTTAATCCTTTTGTATACATAACCATATCCTCAAAATCAGAACCAGTAATCGGTGATAGTGAACCAGTTGAAAACTTGGAATCATCCCAAACAACTTCTAATGTTGGAGGAAATTTTGTATGTGTGTCTGATGAAAAGAATGAAAAATTTCCATATCTTACTTTACTTCCTTCATCAGACCCCGAATTTAAATTTCCAATACTTCCACTTCGTTTAATAATAAATCCTTCATTTGGATATGATGATCCAGAATAAATCCAATTATTTACTATATCAGAAACATTTAGTCTAACGTCACGTGTAGTTTGATCAAGTGAATATGAAACTTCCAACGGCCACCTTGTTGAACTTCCACTAAACCAAGTAGCACCTGATCCACTTGGCCCGGCGGGTGTCCACAATTGTCCATCAGTTTTACCGTGTCTAAATTTCCAACTAGCCCCTTCATCTGTTACAGGATCATCATCTGAACGTCCTGCTCCCATATCCCAACTTTGACTTATAGGATATGCCCTTAAACTCTGACTAACTGCCAGTGCTGCTGGGTGTGCATCATAAAGATTTAAAAAATATGTTGGACTTGTTATTAAACTATCAACAACAGACTGTGAAATATATGTTAATGGAAATTTTATTAATGTCCTTGAAACTCTAACAGTATCTCCCGTATCACTGACATCTTTTCTAATTTCAAGAATAGGATCCATACCAGCATTTAAACTTGAACTGGATTCATATACTGTTGTGTCTTTTTCTGGAAAAACAAAATAATGCATTTAATTACTCCACTATACCCAAATTATCTCCAAGAACTTTTCCTTGTATATCTGAATTTGGAAATTTTACCTCAAAAATGCTTGGATCTAATGCTGTATAAAGTATTCCATCAGTCATAGCACTTTGTATATCAAAAAAATTACCCGAATAACCATCAGCTGTATTATATTTATTTTCTATTACAATAGGATGTTTATCTGGATTACCTTGCTTTGGGGGTACAACGGACGCTACGCCGTCTATTAAAGATAACTCATAAGCTATGTCGGTCAATATAATTGGTTGACCTATTTGTAAATTATCTGTAGTGAAAAAATCCTTTACAGCTGCAACACACCTCAATAATACATCATTTTTATTAACACCAGCCTTTGTTAATATTGCAAATTTAACTGCAATATTAATAATATATGCATCTTTAATATTAACAGCATCAGTTGCTAATCTAAACTGACTTAAATATGTTTTTAAATTTTCTTTAACAGTTTGACTCAATGGAACTAATTGTCTAATTGAATTATACCCCAATGTATATAAATTTAAAGCAAGTGGATTTGGTATTCTAACCTGTACTGATTTCAATGTTTTTCCAACGTCTTCATCTGTAATTTCTCTTTCTAAAGCATCTACTCCCTCTGACTTATTTAATTGATCATCTTGTACTAAATACACTTTAGCTATATTACCATATTTAGCTGGTAAAGAATACGCTCTAACAACATAATCTTGTTTTGTTACTGCCCTATTTTGTGATTGAAAATATGCCAATGCATTGTCTTTAACTTGCCTAAGTGTTTCTCCCGAAGACCCTCCTGATGCAGCAAATTGATTAGTTACTGCAACCGAATCTTTAGAATCTTGAACAGTAGATGTAGTTAATGTAGAATCTTGTATGTCATAACTAACAGAAGAAATGTTTTTTATATCCCCCGCTGGAACATTATTATCTACACCACCACCATAAGAATACTTAACTGTTAATGTTGTATTAGATGGTGCTAATCCAAAAGTTCTTGTTTGTAAAAAATTTGATGGATCAAATGATGTAGTTAAATAAGTCGGGCTTCCAGGTAATGCAGATCCAACACTATCTGGATTTGGAATTATCTCTTCATCAGGATTATCTGATATACCAGCTCCAAACCTTAAAATAATTTTATCAGTACTATCAATAAAAGTAGAAAATCTTCGTGAAACTTTTTTTAATTTTAAAATATGTGGAGCAGTATCCTTATCAGCAGTTGAAGATGGATCATTTGCCATATTATTTTCCATCTCATCAAATACTGTATCTCGTGCTAATGAATCTACTTCATACCATTTATTATCATCACTATCTGTAACTGATATAATTTCTATAACACCGGCATTAGATAATTTAATTTGAGAATATTTTTCTGCTGTATTAAATGTATACTGTTCAGTTACTATAGTTCCGCTTTCAGCTTTAATTTGTTTTTTTAATAAAAATTTTGTTGGAGCTCCACTATCTGTTTCAAATATTGTTATTTCTCTTGGATCATAAGAACTTGAAAATTTAAAATTACAATCTTCTAAAGTTCTAAAAGTTGTACCAGTTGTTGTTGCTGTAGCTGTCAACCCAGCTTTAACATTAAGTGCATATCTAAAATCTGGTTTATTATTTAAAGATGGAACAGTTTGAAATACATCTAATACTGCAGTAGATGGTGTTGTTACCTTTGGTTTATACCCAAATGACTGTGCAATATTATAAATATTTTTCTTTTCTTCAGCATATGCAAGTAATGATTCTCTAAATTGTGAATCAACATAATAAGATAAAACATCACCTATATATGATGCCATTTCAATAAACATCATACCTGGACTTGATTCATTAAAATCATTATATGCATTTGGAAAATATACTTTAGCAAACTCTATAAGATTATCTCTAAAATCACTAAAATCTTTATTAAGATAATTTACTTGTTTAACTACATTCTTTTTTACACTTGTTCGAGCCATTTAAATTTCCTTATCCTGGACCTGTTTCAAAATTTAACATTACCGAGTTTTCTTTATCTCTATCTAAACTAGTACTAAATCTAACATCAACAAATAATTTATTTTCATCTCCATCATCTGTTAACACACTTACTTCGTGTACTTCAATATATGGTAGCCAAGTTTCTACTGATGTTCTAATTTCTTCTTCAACTCTACCTGGTAACTCTTTATCCATTTGTTCAAATATCATTGCTTTTAAATTACTTCCAAAAGTTGGTTGGCCAACTCTTTCTCCAGGTAATGTTAATAAAAGATTTCTAACATTATGTGTTGATTGTTCTAATGATGTTTTACTAGAATTAAAAAATCCCTGTTGACCTTTCCTTAACGGAAATGTTAATCCAATAAAAGTATCTGGATTTAAATCAGTTTCTTTTGCACTAGCCATTTTATTTCTTCTTATCCATTGCTTTCATTAAACCAGAGTAATCTCTTGTTAACGCATTTGTTACGTGATCTGGTACTTGATCTACAGTCTTTCCGGCCTTCTTCAAAGTATCCACTGCTACCAAATCTCTTTTAACCTCTTCCGGTTTTCCATATCCAAGAAGTTCAGTTGCTCGACTTGAATCAAAAGCTCCACCACTTAACGTTGGGTATTCTTCAAACTCCGACGCTTTCTTTGATAATCCTGTAGTTTCATTTAAAATTTTATTTAAACGTTCATTAGAAGTATACTTAACTTCTTTCTTTTTAAGAGTTTGTTTTTCAGGAACTATATCTAATAAATTAGATGAAGTATCTTCTTCTTTAATAAATATTTTGTTCATCTCTTTTTTAACTTCTCTACGAACAATTTCATTTATTATTTTAATTAACTGCTTTTTTGTCATAACTATGTCCTCTTTTTTAATCTATTAACTAATCCAGTGCCCCGTTCTCTAACCTTTCCTGCTATTTTTTGTCTCAATTTAAATTCTTCCAATTCAGGATCTAAATCTCTTAATCTTTGTAGTGAATCAGGTATTTTTGGTATTTTAAAATTTGGATCTGCAGTCATTACTTGCATATTTAAAAATTCTTTATTAATTACTTGTTGAGCAATATTTTTTGTTTCATTAACAACATCTGCCATAGCTTTTGGATTAGCAACTGCTTGTGGTATTGAACCTAATAATATTACAAGTGATTTAAATAATTCTAATAGCTTTTCACCATTAACAGTTGGTATGAATACTGATAATGGATCTCCCATTTTAATAGTCCCACCTTTTGTAGCATGTATAAAAACTTCATCTCCTGTTATATGAACATTTTTTGCTGCTTTTATTTGAATATTCTCTTTTCTAGCATTAAAAACCAATTTATCTGAATTCATTATAATTTGATTAAATATTTTATTCCTATTCGGCCGTTCTCCAAATAATATATTTGGTGAAGTAATATTGCCATTTGGATTAC